TCACCATCAACATACCTGTTCATGATAGGAACTAAGTTAGATGTGTTATTTGAAATTATATCTAACGAATTGTTTTGGTCTTTACTATCATTAAGAAGTAATTTATTATCTGTGTTATTTGAAATTATATCTAACGAATTGTTTTGGTCTTTACCAGCATCCAGAAGTAGTGTTTGTGTTTGGTTGAATTGTATGCTAGATTCTCTTCTTGCTAGATTATCTTTTTTCAATACTCGGATAACATCTACTAATTGTGGTTGGTTTTCTGTATTTGCCATTGTTTATTTGCTTTCTTGATTCTCTATATAATTTGATGCCATATTTACGTAGACATCATATTCCCATGGGAGTATATTTTCAAGTTCAAACATAGAAAAATTAAATTTGTTTTTTAGTATAAACACAATCTGATAATAATTCGCTAATGATTCATGACAAAGACTTAGATAAAAAAATCAGTTAATCCAGACACTATTAAATTATTCCTTTCTTTACAACCATCATTTGTACATGTCCATTCTTTTGTACATGTTACTTTAGGCGAGGTTTTAAAGAATTCTAAAATTTTATTATATTGTTCATCTAATAGTGAATTGATAAATTCATCTAATTCATTTATATTATTATTGTCAATAATGAATGCACTATCGCCTTGATATATTGTTTTAATACAATTTTTAATCAACCACATATCAGCATCAATATCACTAACACCATCTATTTCTTCTGTAGGTAATCCGGGTGTTGGGTATTTCATTTCAACTGATATGGTATCATTTATTTTTATCAATGCATTATGATTTGGATTCTTAATGAAACTAATATCATCATTTATACTAACACTGACCAAACTTTTCTTTTCACATTTTTTGCATGTTATATTTAACTCCAACATTTCATTAACAGACTTGGCGCGAATTTGCATCAACAACCATTCCAAATCAAAGGATGCTATTGCGTTGATGTCGAAGTCTGGTGATTGTACACACCTATTCACTACACCCTTTATAGTGTCTATTATTTCTTTGGTGTCACCACCTTCACTTGCTATTAATAAAAGCTTTTGCTCTCCTAATACAAATGGTCTGAATTTTATCATCATACCAGATGGTAACTTTGTTTCATAATATGGTACTGTCAATTTTGGTAAACTCATTATATCCCTTTATTAAAAAATATCGCCTATTGTTTGTTGAACTTTAGATTGTAAGTTTGATGTATCTATAGTTGATTTATTGAACAACTGTCTATAGTTGTTATAGCTATTACTTAATTTATTTATACCTCGTGTTGCATTCTTTATACCATCACCAATTACACTAGTGTTATGTCCACTGTCTGTTGTTACATTTTGGTCTATTGAATGCCATCTGTGATATACAAATGTTATATCTAGTTTATGTAATTGTCCTGATGATGCGGCATCAAATGGTAATGGTGCTACTACTATTGGGTATGCATCTTCCAACACAACTTCATATACCATATCTAAATCTTTATTTAATTGTTGTACTATTATGGTAGATATGTATTCGTTGTAAAAATTAAATTCATCGTTATGATTCATTATCAGATTTTGCCATGCATCAAAGAATATTTTCTCTTGCATATTCTGACTAACTAAAAACGATAAGGTAATGTTATCATATGATTTTGCATATGGTATATGTGTGAACGGTCCCTTAATTTTTCTTTCTTGTGTCTGGAAACTTGTTCCGGGTAAAGCGGCATTGATACAGGACAGAGATACAAATTTTGAATTAGCCGTAATCTTTGATTGTGTTCTACCAAACGCAGGTGGATTTATTATAACCTTAAATTTATTTGCTGATGCTAATCCATAATTCTTTATACGTGAAGTCATATTGTCTATGGCATTTGGTTTAAAGAATTCGCCAATAATAGTACCAGCTTCACCAATTGGATTAGTAGATGTTAATATTCTATGTGATGTTTTTATTGCATTTTTGATTGATGTTATTTTAGCCATTTTTTATCCTCTGTATAGATTCAATCCAGACTTGTTCTTTTGATTCTTTTTTAAATCGTTCTACTGGCAAGTAAATAGACCTTGACCATTCTGCTGGTGGAATTTTTATTATATTAGATTTTACATGTGAATATAAGTATCTTTTTACACATGGTTTTATATATTTATATCTTCTTGCTGATTTCAATATATCATATGTTGCCAGCATTCTAGTTGTTCTGTCATACTTTGTATTGTTTACCAACTCTAACATATTCTGTAATAGCAATTCTCTCATTCTCATTGGCAGGTAATGTAGATTCAATCCTACAAATGATTTAGTATTATAATTAAGAACTATCATCAATGGCAATCTATCATAATATGGTAATTGCTTTTTTGTCTTCGGGTCATACACATACAAGTACATACTACCAACACGTAGATTATGTATTGCTCTACCATGTTGATTTAACATATCTTTTTTTACGTTTATATTTCTTAGTGTACGAACATTATTCATAAACCATGCTCGTGATGCTTTTGATTTTAATTGTTGTTGCGGATTTCTATCCGTTATATTTTTTCCAGTTATCTTTGCTGGCATTTACTTCTTTTCCTTTTTAAGACCCATATCATATTCATCAACTACTTTAAATTTTATACCACGGCTATTACACCATGCTTCTGCCGCTTCCCATTTTGCCATATTGATTCCATATGTTTGTATCTCTCGTAGGTATCTTTTTGATATTCGTTTCTTTTTCTTAGGTGCAGACCGCTGAAGTCGTGGTTTGATTTCGAGTAAATATTTTACAAGATTACCACCTTTAGATAATACCTCTGCATAGAAGTCTACAAAATATCTATGTCGCTTGCCGTCTATCGGTGATGTGTATGGTATAATAACTTCTTCACTACTCCATGCAATTACATTTGGTGTTAAGTCTAAGTATCTACACACTTTACGTTCCCATAAAGAACGCCATGTAATTTTATTAAAATCGCCCATATACTTTTTTTTGTTTATTACTTTATATTTTCCAGAATATGACAAATTTACAATCCTTCTTGTTATATATATTATAGAGGTGTTGTATTTTAATACCCTCATTACTATTTATAATTCGTATAAATACTTGTAAAGAATTAAATGTTAGGAATACCTTATGGCTACTGTCCAGAATATAGATTTATTTAATTATGGTGTAAACAACAAAACAAATGTGGAAATAGCTAACGATTTTTACACACATACTACAATTACACACTCTCCATTAGACCCAAGAGCAAGTGGTAATATACCAAATCCAGATTTTAGAGTTGGTGTTAATAAATTTAATAATGATAGAGAAAAATTACAATTAAATAAATATGATTTTACAACAACACAATATCCAGCAAATGTTGCTGAGTCAGATGAACTTGGCCATTTCATAATATTTAATATTAACATCACGGAAGATTCTGCATTTGCTTCTGGTTATAATAACATAACACCTTTAGATGATGAATTTTCATCTAAAGACCGAGGCAAATATAGTAGACCGGGATTTACCGACAGTGATATGGCATCACTTGAAAAAGCAACATCGGATAAGATAAAAGAAGGTGCTGAGGTATTATCCAAATTAAATCCATTCGGTGAAGCCGCACAAAAAGGTCTTGATAAAGGAGAACAATTTCTATTAACTAAATCACAAGAAGTAATAGAAACACAGGGAAAATTTAAGTTATCAAAAAATACCAAACGAATCAAGCAAGCAGTTGTTCTATATATGCCGGAATCATTAGAAACAAAATATTCTGCTGATTGGAGTGAGTCGTCATTTGATTCAAGAACTCTTGATTTGGCGGCATCATTAAAAGGGAAAATTAAAAATGCAGATGCAAATAGAGATGTTGCATTTAATGCAATGGATTTAGCTGCTGGATTTATAGACAAATTAGATTTTGGTGGATTTTTTGATGTAAACGCAAAAGATTTTTTGAAGATTAGTGGTCAGAGAGCAAGAAACCCACATTTGGAATTTATGTTCAATGGTATAAGCAATAGAAAATTTAGTTTTACATTTACCTTTATGCCAAAAGATAATTATGAAGTAAATCTTGTTGATAATATTATACACACATTTAAATTTCATGCCGCACCAGAGATACTTGGTAATAATAAAGCAGGTGCATATTACAGATACCCATCAACATTTGATATAATGTTTGTTGCTAATAAGAAAGAAAACAAACGAATCAATAAAATATCAACATGTGTGTTAGATGATATAGATATTGCATATTCTGTTGATTCAGATACATGGGTAACATTCAGACCAGACCCGGTTGGCTCTATGCCCACATCAACTAAATTAACACTATCATTCACAGAGACTGAACAAATAACTAAAGAACGAATTCAGGAAGGCTTCTAATGAAATATTTTTCAAAATTTCCACGTACTGTTTGGAGTGCTGATACTGATAACAAATATAAATCAGTAACTAATATATTACGTACAGTAGCCATTAAAGAAAATATCAAAGATAATGAACAGCTTTATTTTGAATACCTTATGAACGATGAGGATTCACCAGAAATTATAGCTGATAAGATTTATGGTTCTGCTGAATATCATTGGGTTGTAATGATGATGAATGATGTTGTAAATCCATTTTATGATTTCGTATTAAATGATGCTGACCTTGAAAATTATACTGATAATAAATATGCTGGTTCTGCACTTTACATAACTAGAAAT